GCATCACTGATGGTTGGTGGAACAACGAGGGTGTCACCACGATGTTCGATGGTAAGACCTGTCGGAGCACCAGTGTCGGTGATATGATACTGCTTGAGAATGGTAAGAAGTTTAAGTGTGAAATTTTTGGATGGGAGGAAGTTTAATGATATTTTCTGTTTTAAACAGTGAAGCAGTATCAACAAGTGGTACATCTTTGGTAGGAACCGTCAAAACGACCTATGGCAAACTTGTAGAAAAGTTTGACGAACCAACTTATACATATGGTGACAAGACCACTGCTGAGTGGAATCTGTCATTTGAAGTTGGCGATGATTCGGTTATTGCCACCATCTACGATTGGAAAACCCACGATACCCCAATGGGTGAGTATGACTGGCATATCGGTGGATTTTCTATGGATGCCGTGGATGTAGTAACAGAGGCTTTAAACAAGGAAGTTTGATGACAAATAATCCAGACAGAGATATGGAGCGCAAGGAAAAACTTAACTTGCCTAAACTAAAAATCCTCACGGATGAGTATGAGTTTCTATCAAATAAATTCAAGGGAAGTAGACCCAAATGTGTTCGTAATAGGTTAAAACGACTAGAGGATGTTATTGAAGTGAAGGCAGCATATGAGGAGGCACTGAAAAATGCTTAAAGCGTTGATGATAATTACTATGGTATCTGGTGCAGAATACACTGTAAAACTTCCAACAATGGAACAGTGTATGAGAGAAACCGTACCTGTTAAATCGCAGAATGATGTGGTGAGTGTGGCTTGTGTTCCAAGGACAGACGAGCCATCTGTTCAATTGCCAACTGAAATCTTTGCCCAATTCATAGACATGTTCATGATGATGGAAGAGCAGCGAAAATGGGATTGTGATGAGAAGTGTAAAATCAGGAAGAAAATGTGGCAGCCGGGTGAAGATTACTACCCGCCGAAACCATAAATAAAGACATGGTGACGCTTACTGAAAGTGCAAAGAAGTATATGAAAAGTGTTATCTTGAATGGTGACCATGTATCCCTAAGTGTTAGAGGTGGTGGCTGTTCGGGGTTCCAGTATGTGTGGGGATTAAGATATGATCACCCAGAAGTTAAATGGTCAGACCCGATAGAAGATGTATTGGTGGTTGACCCTCTTGCAGAGATGTATTTGATGGGCAGTGAAATAGACTATGTAACAGAGTTAGGCGGTTCATATCTTGCCGTCAAGAACCCAGTGCAAACTAGCTCATGCGGTTGCGGGGAAAGTTTTGGAGTATAACCATGTATGAATATAGTTGCAAAATCGTAAGAGTGGTGGATGGTGATACAGTGGATGTTGATATTGACCTTGGGTTTGGTGTATGGATGCATAAAGAACGCATCCGATTGCATGGCATCGATACACCAGAAAGTAGAACAAGAGATTCTATTGAGAAAAAATTTGGTTTTCTTGCAAAGGAAATGATTGAGTCATATCTTCCTGTCGGGTCCATACAAACACTGGTTACGGTAAAAGATAAAGCTGGTAAGTTTGGTAGGATACTAGGTAAGTTCAAGATATACGATGGAAAAGAGGACAGGCAAACAACTATAAATGAATGGATGATTGAGAACCACTATGCTGTAGCATATCTTGGCCAATCTAAAGAATCCATTGCGTCTGAACATCTTATTAACTATGAAAAGGTAATTGAAAATGTTGATCTCACTGAGAATGAGCTTGCTTTGTACATTAATAGTCGCTCTTAGTGGTTGTCTGCCAGTCACTATTGTGGGTGGTGTTATAGGCATTAGTGACTCGATAGGAAAAAATCGAAGGATGGATAGAATTGAGTTGAGAATTGATGCATTAGAGAAATCTAAAGATGTGGCAGAACATAAGCCATATGTCCCATCATACCACAATATGAATCTGATGACAAAACACAATACGGATTTGCTTGGAATAAACTATAAAGGAAAATAAAAAAAATGGAACCGAATTGGAGCAAATTGTGGGACACCCCACAACGAAAGATATGCACGAAACAAGAGGTCACTGATAAGTTAAACTCACTAGAGGAAACTGGTGAGAATTATTACTTTGAATACATATCCAGTGATTCTTGGGGTGCTAATACAGATGAAGCATACATAAAGATTAAGAAGAGAATTGCTGTAGACTAAAAATTGGGTTTTGTTATGGATAATATGATAAGAGTTTATGAGGATGTTCTTAGTCAAGAATTTTGTCAGAAACTAATAGACAAATTTGAAGATACAGACGAAAAAGCTGTTTGGAATGATTACAGGAAATTTTCAGATACGCTTCTTTTAGACAACCCAGAATACTGGAAGGATGAGATTCCAGTGTGCTTGGATGCATTCACTCAAATAATTCAAAAATATAAAAATGACCTTCCTTGGCCTGACCAGCACAAAAAACTATTCCCAGAAGAATATGCTCTTGAGGGCATCAAACTAAAAAAATACTCACCCAATGATGTGGATGAGTTTCCCTGGCACACAGATGTTACAGCAAGAGAAACTGCTATGAGGTTTCTTGCGTTTTTTATCTACCTTGATGACAACGATGCTGGTGAGACAGAGTTTATTGAAAACACTATATCAACGATGTCAGTGAAATGCATTGGTGGTAGAGCAATAGTGTTTCCACCAATGTTTCCTTGGGTTCATTGTGGTAAAAAGCCTGTGAACAAACCAAAATATCTATTACAAAGCTACCTTCATTACACATTACCAATCAATAAACCAACGAAGTCTGAATCAGAAATGCTGGTCAGACAAAGAGGACAATAGAGATGGAAGGAAAATATACATTTGTTGTAAAAGAGGACGATGATAATGTGTCTGTCTGCATAACCGATGGTGGCAAATATCATGGTGTTGTCTATAAGTATGGAGTGGTGAGTGTTCCAGAGAAAGAAAATGCAGATGGAACCTTGCCATTTCGTTTTGAGTATGATATAGTGGACAACTATAATGTGCCAAAGGAAGAGTTCAATGATGAGTTTTTTAATCTCATTGGCGACATTCTGGTTCATATTATTGAGAACGAAGAAGAGGGCGTGAATGACAACGATTGAACAAACGATCTTGACAAATTTGATTTATAATGAAGACTATACAAGAAAGGTGCTACCCTTCATCAGAGGTGATTATTTCTCTGACAGGACAGAACGAACTGTCTTTGAGGAAATACAGAAGTTCGTAGATAAATACAATGACCTACCAAACCAGAACGCTCTAGAGGTGGAACTGGATAGTCGCAGTGACTTGAATGAGGATGACTACAAACGAGTATTATCAGTGGTCAAGGAGCTTGAGAAGGACGATAATGCGAACTTTGATTGGTTAGTAGAGACAACAGAAGATTTTTGTAAGGATAAGGCGGTATACAATGCAATTGTGGATGGGATTAAAATTATTGATGGAAAGGATAAAGCTAGAGGCGTCGATGCTCTTCCAAGTATTCTTACAGAAGCCTTGGCTGTTGGTTTTGATAACCGTATTGGTCATGATTACCTATGTGATGCAGAATCTCGCTTTGAGTTCTATCACAAGGTAGAGGAGAAGATACCATTTGATCTGGACTTCTTCAATCGTATAACCAAGGGTGGATTACCACAGAAGACACTGAACATTGCTCTTGCAGGCACTGGTGTTGGTAAATCTCTGTTCATGTGTCATATGGCAGCAAACTGTCTAAGTCAAGGTAGAAGCGTCCTATACATCACTCTAGAGATGGCAGAGGAGCGTATCGCTGAACGTATTGATGCAAACCTCATGAATATCTCTATAGATGACTTACACGAATTACCCAAGCAGATGTATGATGATAAGATGAAGGCCATTGAACAGAAGACCAATGGACAACTCATCATCAAAGAGTATCCTACTGCATCAGCACATAGTAACCACTTTCGAGGATTGATTAAGGAACTTGCAATCAAGAGGTCATTCAAACCAGATATTATCTTTGTGGATTATCTAAATATATGTGCATCATCACGATTTAAGGCGAATGGAAATGTCAATAGTTACATGT